ACTTATTGTTATAACTATTTGTTACTATGTAAAGGTTTTTTAATTTTCTTATCCTATTGCGTTCCTTATGTAAAGATTATTACCAATCCCATTAAAGACGTTTTCCAATTTTTTATAATTTTTTTTATATTATATTTACTTATTGTTATAACTATTTGTTACTATATTAGTTTTCTTATAGAAAACTTTTATATTAATTATCCTTTTATAAATAGATATTCATTTGCCGTTGAAGTTGCTACAAGTCTAGCGCTAGTCAATCCCTCGCATTTTAGGTTGTTAGCATTTCCGTTAGGAATTGTCGTTATAGTTACACCCGATGGATGTGTAAGATTTATATTAAAAAGTGCGCTACTGAAATTCCAAGACTGATTTATTCCTAAACCTAACGGTACGATAACAGTTAATTCTCCATTAGTTTTTATTGAGTGCAAATTGTAATCACTATCTAATAAAGTATAATTAGCATCTAAATAGGTAAAATTTTCTTGTATGGTACCTACAAAACTTGAAGCGGTTACATTACCCCCAAAAGTGGCGTTGCCTGATTTAAAGTCGTGGTTTCCGCTTGAATCAATAGTATATCTAGCCGTATCACTTGTTGCTAATGAAGTTGAGTGTGCTGTTTGAGTACCAATAACAAATTTATCTCTAAACGCAGTATTACCAGTTGAAGAACCCCCAGTTCCGATAATCCCAACAGCATCCGTATGGTTACCCCTTATTCTTAAAGCATTGTAACTTGTTGCAGCGGTGCCTGTTTGAAATAACTCAAAACTATAAACGGAACTTGTTTGATTAATTAATACACTACCCCCAAAAGTGGCGTTTCCTGTTTTTCCATCAATATTAAAAACGTTAGTAGGTGTTGTTCCGTCTTTATTTATTACTACGTAATAATCCCCTCCTAAACCAGTACCACCAAAGTCATAGCCTTCAATTACTTGGTAAGTAGTTGAAGAAGTTGAATTAGAACCTGAAAGTATTATCCTTTGATTTGAGGAACCCGAATAAATTCTCGAATCATCTAAAATTACATTTCCCCCAAACGTGGCATTGCCTGACTTAAAGTCGAAATCTCCGTTTGCTTTGATACGCATTCTTTCTGTTGGTGCCGTTGCATTTTGTCTTGTATAAAAACCTAACGCACAAGCCGTATTATTATCCGTAGCGTTTTCTTTAAACCCTTTTATTCCACCGTAAAAAGCTAAATCATCATTACCTGTCGCGTACTTACCTAGAAAAGATATTTCTCCTCCAACTCCTTCTGCCATATTTGCCGAATCTCCTGCAAGGAAATTAGATGTAGCAAAGTTTGCAGTAGTAGCTATAAAAGACTGTATTCTTGAATTTCCATAACCAGACGTACGACCTACTGTTAAAGCACCCCCAAACGTAGCATCCCCTGTAAAACTTGGTGAAGCCTTATTTGCTTTTAAATCTAAGGCGGTTTGTTGTGCAGAACTTACAGGCATATTTGTCAAAGCAGAACCGTCTCCTATAAAATTACTAGCTCTTAAGTTACCTTGAAAGTAATTATCTGTAATACTTGAATTTCCTAAAGTAACTGTATTAGAACCGTTTCCGATAGCGTTAACTCCGATTACAATTTGGTTTGTTTCTCCGTCTGCGTTTGCCCTAGTATCTCTACCTATAAAAATAGATTCTGAACCTGTTTCGTTTGAAGTATTTCCGTCTGCTATATATCTACCCGATTGAAGACCTAAAGCTACGTTGGAACCTCCCGTTGTGTTATTTTGTAAACTTAGGTAGCCTAAAGCTACATTGTAACTTCCCGTTGTATTTTCATATAAATTTAGGTAACCTAAAGCTACGTTGGAATTTCCCGTTGTGTTATTTTGTAAACTTTGGAAACCTAAAGCTACGTTTCTATTTCCCGTTGTATTATTTTGTAAATTTAGGAAACCTAAAGCTACGTTTCCACTTCCAGTTGTATTATTTTGTAAACTTAGGTAGCCTAAAGCTGCGTTGGAACTTCCCGTTGTGTTATTTTCTCCAACACTACTACCTATAAAAGTATTATTTAAGGCATCACTTAAATCAAGTCTATTATTTATTGTAACAAGACCCGCAAAATTGGCATTTCCTGTAAAACTTGGTGAAGCCTTATTAGCTTTTAAGTCTAAAGCGGTTTGTTGTGCCGTTGAAATCGGTTTATTTGCATCCGTTGTATTATCTACATTAGACAATCCTACATCTGCTTTAGCTAAAACAACCTCTCCAATCTTACCAGCTACGCTTAAAACTTTATCTGTGTTATCTATTTTAGCCCAACCGCTAGCAGTTTTTATAGCCCAATCGTTTACTTTCCAATCAGTAATCCCTCCAATATCTGTAGCACCCTCAACCGAAACAATCCAAAAATAACCTGTTTCAGTTGCTGTTGTAATGTCAGGCGTATTTGTGTCTGCATCCCAATTCCCTTGAGGTATTAAAGAACCTGCTAAGGCTAGTATTTCTGCTTTTAGTATCTTTCCTTGCTCTGCTGATAAAGGAACGCTTACACCTCCCGAAGTTACGTTGTCTACAATGCTCGCAATATCTACTTTTAAATCAATGTTAGATTGTAAAGTAGTATCTGCGGTTGTTCTTGCGGTTGCCTCTGTGTTTATGTTATTTTGTAAAGTTGTTTCTAATCCGTCTAATTGCGTAAGATTAACGGCATCATTAGCAGACAAACCATTAGCAATTTTAAAAATCTCGCTACTGTTTCCGCTTATATCGGCTTTTAACGACAAGTCTGTAGCATTTAAAGCAATATTATCAACGTTGATATTAACGCTTGTTTTTATCTCGTTTAAGTTTGCTGCAGTAACCTTATTTACTTCGGGTACTGGCTGACTTATTATATTTACTTTATCGTTATACTGTATCTTTGCCATTATATTAAAGTTTCTAAGTGAGATTCTAGCCCCGAATCTATTGGGTTAATGTTTGTGCTAACTGGTATACCGTAGCCTAAAATAGTAGCACTAAAAGTTATGAATTCATCTATATTACTTTCAGAAGATAAATCTGTTAAATAGCCTTTTCCGTTGTCAATATTGCCTTGATTGTCTTGTATTTTCCAATCTATTAAAAGTCTGTTTCTCTTAATTAATTTAAGAATATCGTAAGAAAATTTAGTAGTATCTCCGCCATTATAAAGGGTATTTAAAGCAACACCGCTAAAGTCTATGCTATATTCTTGGTTGGTTAATACGTAAGTTTTCCAACCGCCATTCTCTATATTTGTAGAATCTAAAGTTTCTACACTTTCAGAAAATCCGTTAGAGGTAAGGCATCCAATAGGTAAGAAGCCCTCGCCAATATCTAAGTAAAGTATACTATAAGTTCCGTTTATCATATCCAATACAAATATAGATAAAACGTATCGTAAAGTTTAAATAAATATACTGAAATTATCCACGAATAGTTGGCTCTACAACGTTGCCATAATCTAAAGTAAATTGATAATCTACATCTTCTAAGATGTCCGTATCTAAAACTTCTACGTAGGTTATAGACGTTACGTTAGACAAACAATCATAGCTATACGAAGTAACCATAAAAACACCGTTAAAATTGCTAATAGTAGCAAGGTTTAAATAATCAAAATATCCGAAAATATCACCGCTATAGACTTGCAATGGTTTACCATACATTTTCATACGCTCCTCTCCCATTATTTTTAGAATTGGTTTTTTTTCTTCGACCCCTAATCTATTCCAATTCTCTGTGGGTGTAAATTGGTCTAACTCGTATATTGTACCATAATAGGTATCCGTAGGATTATCTCCGTTAAAAACTTGTTTTATATCCTTAATTTTTGAAGATGGTCTTAGTAACCTTTGAAATGTATGGTTTTCTCCTATTGCCTCAAGTTCCGCAGATAATGGAACGACATCAATAACAAACCTAACATAAACTTCGCCAGTCTCATTAAGATAGTTAGGATATGTATTTACCTGTGGTATAAGTACACTTAAATCTCCGTTTATAGGTGTTGCGCTTGTACTTGCTAAAAAACTACCATTTACTTGCAAAGGCATTTTAGCCAAAGTCGTAACCCATTCACTACCGTTAAAATAATATGTTTCTGCACCATTAGTAATTTTTAAAACTACATCAGAACTAAAACCCTCATTATTTAAAAAGTTACAACTTGTATTTACGGTAAGCTTTAACCTACTACTTGTAGGTACTATCTTAGTAGTACTTTGAAACCCACCATCGCTTCCAGATAGTGTAAAAGGGTCTATAAGTATTAAACTATCAACCAATCCATACTTGTAATTTATACGAAAAGCACCTATAGAACTTTTAACTGTCTTTTGTTGGTTGGCGTTTACGTGGTGTGGGTAATAACCGTTTATCTGACTACCTAAAGTAACTCTAAAATCAAAATTCTTTTTAGGTATTAATAAATTATCTCCGCTAAAGTCGTACCCGAAAAAAGACGGTATTGTAGCAGTTACTAAAGAGTTCGGTTTATATATTAGCCATTGCCCTTTATAAGCCGTAATAACCGCACCAAAAGGCTCTAAAACACTTCTTAGAACTTCGTCACAATTCATTATTGTATCTTTATCGTCTTTCACAAACCGATCCGAGTTATAGTAAACATTCTCAAAAATAGAAAGGTCATTTCGTAAACCCTCGTAGTAAATATCTATACCAACAAATATGTTTGAGTTTATTTTAGTCCTTTTTAGGCAGTTAGAAACTATTTTAATTAGGCTTTGCTTACCTACAAAACTAAGACCGTTAGCATCTTCTACGTAAGATAAGTTTTTAAGGAATCCAAGACCGTCTGTACAGTCTAAAGAAATTACCCATTTATCAGTTACTAGGCTTTCATAAATACCCTCTGGGCTTAACCAACCATTAAATAACGTTGTATTAGTTCCTAAAGCATCTCTTTTATAGGTTACTGAATAAGTGCGCTCCTCTTCGCTATAAAGGTCGTAGAATGTTAAATTAGAATCCGCTTGTAAGTCTATTTTTAAACCCGAACCTCTTATTGGTTCTAACGTGTCGTCTGTTTCTGAATATTCTAAACTACAACTTCCGTAGATTTTCGTAGGCTCTCCATCAAATTCTGCGCTTAATATTTCCACTCTATGCCTAACATCTACAACATCGTTAAATTCAAAATAGTACTTTAAGTTTTGTATAGGTAAAGGTGCAGGAACAGGATCACTTAAAACATAAGTTACTTTACCGCTAGATATAGCCGTTCCGCTTACTGCGTGAAAAGTTACGGTTGTATCTGTCGATGTTAAATTTAAAACACTACCTGTTTTAGTGATGGTTAAACCACCTTTAAAGATGTCAGCATTATAATCGAATCTAAATCTATTAGCGTAATTAATAGCAAGTATTTCTGTAGATTCATTTATTCCTGGATGAAAGGCTCTAGCATTTTCAGGCTCTACAAATGTTTCTATTAAATCACCATTAACACCCCCTACGCTATAAGTAACTATAATACTGTTATTTAGCTGCAAACTGCTAATAAAACTTAATTGTAATTTTTTCATATATTATGTCAAACTTAAAGAGCCACCTAAACTTCTATTCCTTGAAAGTGTGTTACTTAACACACCTACTAATTTTGTGCCTTGTATCTCGAATACTACGTTCTGTAGACCGCTAGAACCACTTGAAGCACCAAAGTTTCCACCGCTACTTGAACCGCTAAAATCACTAGCACCTGAACCCCTAGACGAAGAACCACCGCTAGATGACCCCTTACCTAAACCACCACTAAAAGACTTTACTGCACCACCTATTGCTATTAATGCAGTACCAGCTATTATAGCTCCAATACCACCACCGAAAGGGTTTTTCATAGATTTAGAAAAAGCTTCACTTGCAATACCCGCTGCAACCACCAAAGAACCGTATTTCTGTAATGTACTTCCCATTGCACTAAGAATAGTACCCATAAAAGCTTGAATTACATTACCGCCATTTGCTAGCGCCATCCCTATATTATTACCTAATTGTTCAAATGTAGATAAAACACCATTTTGTAATATATTTGAAACACCATCACTAAATTGTTGTGCCTTTTCCCTCATTAATGCAGCTTGCATATCAAACTGTTCGGTATCAATTAAAGGCATCATTGGTAAAGATAAAGGCTCTGAATTAACGCCACTTGATAAACCATCTAAATTCAATCCTACTGTCTTACTTCTACCATTAGTTGAGCCTTCTGTAACTCCGTCTGCTAAAGAAATACCTATAGAATTACCTACTTCTTTTGCAGTTTCTTTTAGTGAGTTTCCTAAAGAAGTTAAACTTTTCTTTATCTCTTGTGGTGTTTTATGTTTTAACTCTCCGTTTACTGTTTCATCTAAAGCCTTTGCAATATTTACGCCTATTTCATCACCTGCTTCTTTAGCGTATTTAGAAACTTCTTTACCTATATTAGATAAACCTTTAGTTATAATATCTTTAGCACCTATTATTCCTTCGCTTATTTTTGCTGGATTTAAACCTAAAACCCCAGTTATAACCTTACCTATGTTTTTAAATAAATTTATAACATTAGAGCCAAAGCTTTTCATATAAGCCCAAATACTCTTAAAAGCAAATTTTGCAAGTGTCCAAACGTTTTTAAACTGTAATCCAATCGCTGCGATAATACCTCTTAATAAAGCACTTTGATTATAAACGTCTACAAAAGAATTATAAAATTCAGCCACTTTCACAATAATAGCATCAAAGCTCTTGTAAACTATAACACCTAAAGCAGCTATAGCAGCAATAGTTAACCCTATAGGGCCAGTTAAAATTGTAAAGCCTGTAATTAATGCGGGTATTATTGTAGTTGATAAAAACCCTAAGCCAATTAACAAAGGCCCGACAACCGCCACCAAAGCAGCGACTACAACTATTATTTTTTTTGTGGTTGGGCTTAAATTTGTAAATGCTTTTACTAATTTGTTTACGTAGGTAATTGCCTTAGTAAAATATGGTAATAATATCTCACCAAAAGCTACGGATAGCTCTTTTACGGATTCCGTAAAGATTCTCATTTGATTGGCAGAACCATCGCTAGTCCGTGCGAAATCTCCTTGTGCATTTTTAGTTATTGATAAAATATAAGCGTAACGAAGTTGCACCTTTTGTGCCTGTGTCATTGCTTCAATGTTACCAGATATACCCTTTGAAAGTGCGTAAGCTTTTAGATTGGCTATTGTCATTACAATACCCATTCTTTTTAAAGATTCAGTTTCACCTGTAAAAACACCATTTAAAGCCGTTGTAACCTCTTTAATGTTAATGTTCTTAAAAGATGACATATCTCCAGCCAAACCAACTAAAGAAGTCGCTAAAATAGCCGCCTTATCTGTTGGAATACCCATAGAAGTACCCATATCTCCAAAAAGTGCAGCCATATCTAAGGCAGTACCCTCTGCAATACCAAAAGTTTCTAAAGTTGTTTTTGCAAATTTACGTACTTCTTTAGAAGAACTTTTAAAAGCTACATCAACTTTATTTAAACTTTCTGTAAAATCCGAAGACATTTTGATAGCAGCGCCACCAATTGCTAACAAAGGCAACGTTAAATAGGTAGCCATAGACTTACCTATTCTACCCATTTTCTCTCCAACTCTTTTTAACTTGTCTGTGAGTTTTTCAGCAGCCGCACCGATACCGCCTAAAGCTTTTTTTGCTTTACCTAACTCCGATAATAACCTGTCAATTTTTGCGGATATCTCTACGCTTAATTCTGCCATTACTATTTTTTATTATATTGTTTTTGAGCCTTTAAAATAGCATTCCTATGAACATCGCTTAGACCTTTTGCGTTACTTTCACCGTCTAAAGGAATAAACTTATCTTTAGATTTAGGTAACTTCTTAGGGTCAATATGAGAACCTATTAATGAAGCGTAAGCCATCTCACGAACCTTATACCATTCGTTTTTTTCTATTCGTCTGTGAGCGTGTTGCCTAATACAAAACTCCGCCCACGTCATATCGTAAACGTAAGACAAAGACGGAGTATTTAGTTCTCCTAAAGCGAAAGAAATTATATCACTTGCCCAGTCTAATTCTTTGGGTTCGCTCTCTTCTTTCCCGACGTTGGAATTTTATTTTTTGCTACTGGTACGTCTTTTGTCATACTGTTACTAAACGCATCTAAAAACAAACTAACGCCGTCAGAAGCTACACCGCCAACACTATCTAATAAGTCTATAAAATCATACAGTTTTAACGCAACTTCTTTGCCTTCTCTCTCAAGATTATAAGCATAAGAAGTATACATTAATTTAGGAATGACCTTAAAAGGATTATTTTTAATATTCGCATCCAATTCATCAATAGAACAGTCTAAACTATCCAATAACTCACCTAAAAAACCCAGTCCGAAATGAAAACCCAGTTCTTTACCCTCAAAATTTAGCTTTATTTTATTTGTCATTATGCGTTAGGATCTACAGTTACAATTAAACCGCTATTTTGTAGCGTTCCGCTATAAGTAGCAAATTCGTCACCAGCAGCAGCAGAAATCTCTAAGTCAGCCAAAACCGCAGAGCCATAGTAAGCTACAGGCGCATCTTGGTCGCTTGTCATTTTCCAATCTTGTGTAGTTCCTTGCGCAACGTTTATAAAATCTAAAAGTGCGTTAAAGTCTGTTTTTGTTGCATCTGTTTTAATATAAGTTGCTTCGAAAGAAACTTCTGAACTTGTCGAACCCGCTTGTCTAATAATCTGACTAGGTGCGCATTTAGTCTGTGCTTCAATTACGTTTCTTGTAACGCTTAAAGAGTTTGAGGTTAAACAACCTACTGGTAAATAAGCTGAACCATCCCAGATAGATAGAATAACGGCATCGCCTTTAATAAAAGTACTCATTTTTGTATATTTTTATAATTATATACCAAAGATAAATATAATTTATACCAAATGCGATATTAATAACTATAATTTATACCCATTGCGATACTATGAAATAAGTTTTGTATTGTGGTGGTTTTTACTATATTTGCTTAAAAAGGATAAAAACGATGAAAGCAAACGAATTAAGGATTGGAAACTATTTAACAGACACTAAAAACATCTTAATAGTTAAATCACTGACTAAAGAAAATGTTTATTGTGATATTTATAAATTTAAAGAAACCCCACTATCTAAAATTGAAACTATACCATTAACAGAAGATTGGTTGTTGAAGTTTGGGTTTACTTGGGATTTAAAGAAAGTGTATTTATGTAGGAATGAAATAGCATACAGAATTAGATATGTTAGAAATTCATTAATATTAATTCAAGGAAAACAATGTATAACTATTCCTAATTTAAAACACGTACACCAATTACAAAACCTATACTTCACACTTATAGGTAATGAATTAATTTTAACACAATAAAACTACTGCATAAATAAAAAACCTCACTAAATTAATAGTGAGGAAAAAAAAGCTAAAAAAGAAAAAACATACTTCGAGGAAAAGTATAGGGTTAAGTTAGTTAATGGTTAATTCTAAACGCATTAACTTTCTAAATATATTCTCGTTTTCCGTAATGGTAACAATATCATTAGGAAAATCTTGTATTTGTTTCTGTACTACTAATCCACTATCTACGTCTAAAACTAAGTTATTTGTAGCATTTCGTACTGCATCTATTATGTTTTCAGATAATAAACGGCTACCAGTGTTTCCGCTACCATCATACGTAGTTACAACGTCTATTAAAATAGAACTTTGCCAAACATCACCGCATTTAGTCATTTGGTCTACTTGGCTCGTTTGTGTTGTCATTAGTATAAAGTGTTGCGGTATTGTGTTGCCTGAAACCCTACTATCAAACGCGGGTATGGTCAACGTATCAACCACCAAATTATTAACGGCACTAAAGACCGCTTTGCGTATGTATTTGTCTGGTAATTGCTTAATCATATTTATTTGTTAATGTTTTTAGTAGGTGTTTTAAATCCTTTAAATATTGTGTTCTCCCTTTTACAAAAGCTGGGTATAAATACGGTCTAGGTTGTAAATTAATTTGTTTAACGCCTGCACCCTTAAACTGTATTGCAATCTCTTTTAATTCTGCTGGCACTTGCACCATTTTACCAGTTCCAAATTCTACATAAGCACCGTAAGGAGCGTGTACAACTACCTTGTAATCAGCCTCTTCTACTTTAGTATAAATTATACTTTGGGCTAACTTACCGTAATCTTTAGGTGCAAAAGCCTTCGCATCTGCAACAATATCCATAGAAACCGCCTTTGTAACTATTTCAACTCCTTTATCAGCTTCTTTCCCGAACTTCTCTAAGTCTTTTAACACCTTAACTAGCCCTTTTACGCTCTTATCTGACATTATATCGGCTCTATTTGCGTAACACTCCTTAACTCCTCTTTAGTTGCTATAATCTCTATAATGTCATCTCTAAAACTAACGTTAAAAGGTTGATTTTTTATAATGTATTTAAACCCTCTGTATTTTAAATATTGATTTAAACCATTGTAAGTAATATCGTTTCTTTTACGAAATCTTACTTTAATTGTGTTTGTTGCGCTGGTAATTCCTATATCCGTGCTTCTATTTACATCGTTAAGCGTTATAATTTCAGCCCACGAAGACGTTATTAAAGTTTCTGCTACAGTATTACCGCCAAAACCATCCGATACATTAGACGTTTGCCATATTTCTATACGTTTGCTTAACTTTCTGCTTCTCATTAGATAAAAAATCTTGTGTAATTGCCTAAAATCATTTTAGATAACTCCGATAAATCTGCTTTTATACTTTTGCCTGTTTCGGGCGAATAATACATTAAGTCTATCATTTCGTAAGCAACCTCAATTAAATCACTTGGTACGTTTATAGTATCAGCATAACCAACGTTTAAAACCACATTTAAATCCGTGCTTAACGTTGTTGTGTAAGTTGTATAAATAGAACGCTCCACACTTGTAGCCGTTGTCGGTGTTGTTAGGCTATTAATTGGATAGTCATATACATTTACAATAGAATTATCTACGACATAGCTTTTAGAACGTGCAAACAGAATATAATTAGTAACCCTTTCAATTTGCGAAAGCGAAGCCTTAATCATTCGAGTAATTTGCGCATCGTCTTCTGTTAACGTGTCGTCAATTCTAAGGTATGTTTTAGCATCTGCTAACGTTATGATATCTAAATATGCCATTACTTTGTTTTAATCGTTCTTTTGCGCTCTTTTGTTGCTTTTACTATTAACTCCGCTACGCCCTCGCTTATTAGTCTTTTGTTGTCTTTATCTCCAAAGTCTGCTACATCTCCTATTTTATAAGATTTTTGCTCACTTAACTTAAAAATATCCTTTATTATTTTAATCATTTTAATGTTTTTATCTCGTAATTACGTGCGTATTACGATATATTACTCAAATATACGATATAAAAAAACCAAGTGTAAAAAAAACCCTATCAAATTAATGACAGGGCTTTAATAGGTGTGTAAAGTTGGTTAGTTGTATATTGATAAATCACAAAGAGTTTGACCTAAACGAAAGTTATCTATAGTGTATTCTGAATTAGTAACACAAATAAGTAAACCTCTTGCGTCTCGAGTACCGAAAAGGTCAGCACGAACTACGGTTATACTCAATCTCGTTTCACATTGAGGATTACCACTATTAGCTGAAATAATACGCCAGCAATCGCTTACAGGGTTCTCTACCTCTATTTCTTCTAACTCTGTAATATAAGTATTTTCCGTGCAACCAATTAGCGTAATAAATCCAATAATAAACAGTAACTTTTTCATATCTTTTTTATGTAAATATATGAAAAAAAAGCCCTAACGATTTAACGAAAGGGCTTTCTTACTATATTACTATTCTACTTATGCAGTAGCCGTAAAATCTCCGTAAATCAACGCTAAAGGCTGCTCTACTGCTAAAGCCGTTTGGCTCTCTATTCTTGCGGTAATATTGTTCTTAACAAAGTTAGTCCCTTCAACATCAGAAAACTCTAAAGAAAGTCCTTCTGTGTTAATCTTGTTAACTCTTGACCAATCTCCTACATAGTACTTGTTAGCACCTACCCAAGTAGCTTTTAACAACTGAATACCATTTACTCTTAATACTGCACCTTCGTAAGATACGATAGCAGCTAAGTCATCTTTAGGAGTTTTTAAAATACTGTAGTAATCAGAAGGTCTTACAACTATTCCAGTTACATCGTAATCTGTATCTTCTAATTTAGAGATTTCATTTACTAACATCTCTACCTTAGTCTTTCCTGTGATAATTTCAGACGAAGCAGTTGCATCAGAAGCTAAAATAGCATTAAATGCAGCGTTTTCAGCCTTAAAGTAATCTCTTCTTAATAAATCTGGAATTGCAGAAGCGATATAAGAAAGGTTGTTTCTCATTTTCTTAGAATACCTTGCGAAACCAGCGATAAAGTCAGTTGCAACGTCTACAGTAGCAAAGTCATAATCTTTTGCGTTCTTACTTGCTCCTTCTGTTTGCGCTCCAATAGAACCCTCTGAACCTGTTTCTTTGGTATAGGTATAAGTACCGCCATCAATGTTTACAGAACCTACTAAGTCAGATACATTTACTTTCTGCGAAGGAAAAGCAACAATATCATAATTATAACTTCTTGGCTCATCTCCTGTTAAGTTAGCCGTAGACATATCTCCTACTGCTTTAACTTGTACTTTTTGGTTACTTAATCCTTTGATTTCGTTACCACTTTCCATAATTGCAGACTTAATATTGTCTACGTTTTTAACTTCACTCTTCATTTTTGCCTGTAATTTTACGTCTAATTTATCTGCGTGGTCTTGTACTTTTTTCAATTCTAACGCAAACTCTTCTTTGATTGCTTTAGTTTCTAAAGATAACGCTTCACTATGCTTTACTTCAAACGCTTCTATTGCGTTCTTTACTTCTGTTTGAGATTTGCCCTCTAATTTTAGAGTTAGCGCTTCTAATTGTTCTTTTAATTCCATTGTTTAATGTTTTAATGTTTGTATAAATTCACTTATTAACTTTGCATTCATCGGCTCAACGTTAGGAGTGTCAATAATCAACGGCTCTGTACTAGTAAGTGATTTTAGTAATGCTTCAATCTGTTTTAATCTTGTATCTGAATAGTCCAAGTCATAAGACTTCTCTATTAGTTCTAGTATTCCGTAAGTACTTTTAATACTCTTTATATCTTGCACGGTGCTTAACTCATTAGCTGCCCAACTAGATAAAAAAGAATACTCCATTAACTTATATTCTGTAATAATAGATTTATTCTTTACATCTCTTTGTATTACGTTATAACCAATAGACAATTCAGCATTTAAGCCGTTTTCGTGCATTAATTTAACGTCTGTAAACATATCCCTACCCATCTCTTTATTCATATTGAATTGAGTAGTTGTAAGTAGCCCGTAAGAATCTTCGGTATCTATATTCAAGGGAACGCCTATCATATCTTTAGGGTTGTGGTCTTTTAACACCCTAATACGCTTGTAGTTTTCCTTTACTGTCTTAGTAAAAGAACCCATTGCAGAAATATCTTTGTCGGAATCTTCATTATTATAGGCATTTGCATACGCTTTAATAACTCCTTTTGTTTCGTCTAAGTCCTTTAGGTCGAAACTTATTTGCTTAAAATTCATTTGTTTGCTCATAATTACACAAATATAAATAGAATTTATAGCAAATGCGATATTAATAAATAATATTTATACCTTTTACGATACAAATGTTATTTATATTGATTCGAATACAATATCATTATCTTGGTTTTTTAATGGTTCTGTGTGATTGTTTTCTCCTTGCAATATTGCATTAGGTATTTTATCAAAAGCCATACAAGACAAGTCACCTAAATAATTACTACAACTAATACATCTATTGTTTAACATTTTATAGTGATTTAAATAATTTTAATAATACTTCTGGCACTCCCTGTTCTCCAAAATATCTATAATGCGTGTACCATTCCGCTAAATACTCTTTATCATTCGTTCTACCATATTCAGAAACACTTCTAAGTTTGCTATATCCTAAAAACCTAGTTTCACCTAATTGTTTAAAGTGTCTGTAATGCCCTATTTCGTGAGTAAAAGTAGAACCTAAAGCATCTATTTGATTTTCAAAAGAACTTGAAATACTCCAATATCTTGCCTTTTCTCCGTCTTTAATTTTTCTATCTATTACATTAATACGCCTTTTTAACGAGTTCATTCTAGTAATTACTTGTCTTTGGTTATATCTTACGTTTCCGACATAATTATCTTTGTAATCTGTAAGCATTTTATCATACTTTAATAGTTGATTTTCATAAGATACGATATCATTTTTAACCCTTTTTCTTAAATTAGAAATATTTAAAGCAATTTTATTATTAGACGGAGAGTATAATGCGTTAGCACCATCTCGTGCATTTCTATACGTTACTATTGAATCTAAATTCATTTTAGAAAACTTATTTTCTTTCTCAAATATTCTTAAAACCTCGTTATACTCTTCTTTTTTAAGTCCTTTTAAATTTACATTTTTTACACTACCAGTAGATAACATTCTATCTTCTGCTTCTTTTAATGTTTTAGCTGCTCTAAATACATTAGGATTAACAGTACCTAAATTAGGTTTAACAGTACGTACAATAGGCTTAACAAACCCACTCGAAACAGGTTTATTAGCACCTGAAAGCATAATATTACCATCGCTATCTCTCCTTACAACTTGTGCAATGGAACAACGACAATTTATAACATTACCGCCTGACGTTCTGTTACCTTCAACCGTTAAAGGCGCACCCGCAAACATTAAATTCTCACCGCTTACGTTAAAAGGTTTATCTAAAGGAACTCTAACTCGGTTCATTGCGTAATGGTCGTAACTGCTTTTAGGCGCTCTTCTTGTACGCTTATCTAACGCACTAATCCACACCTTATCCATAAGAACACCACTAACTGACGAAGATACAGTAGCAGCGTAATTTGATGCCGCAGTAGTTTCGGTACGTGCTATCCTTAACGATTGCCATCTGTAAAAGTTTCTGCTCTTAATAGTTTTCTGCATATCAGAAGCTATTAAAGCCATAGACTTACCGTCTTCTATTCCTTTGGTTATTATCTGCGTTAAATACTCTGCATAACTACGCCTAACGCTTACGATTCTACGCCCACCATTCTTAACAAGCCATTGCATTAAAGTCTTTTGAAACTCGCTTAAAAAGCCATCAATCGTAAAATTCTTTTGGTTTATTTGTTTGTTTATTTGCTTACCTATTCTTTTACCGTGAACAGTACCGACTTCCTCATACACTTTAACGTAAGATTTTAGTATCTTTTCTTTAGAAATATGAGTTTCTAAGTAGGCTTTATAAGTGTTTACACTCATTTTGTCAAATGGTATATCGTTGGCAATCTCTTTAAAAGTTCGCTGAAATATAACCCTTACTTTATTCTCATAAGAGCCGTGCCACTTTAACCATTGCTTTCTGTATTGTTTTATCATAAACCGCCATCTACACTAGGAAAATCGTCTAAAGCCTGTTCTAACGTTAGTATATCTGTGTTTACGGTAATTTCATTCATTTGCTCGTTATCCGAAACTGATAGCTTCATAAAACTACGACCTTCGTTTCTATTAATTAAACCAATCTCTATAGCTGGTTTTATCCAGTTTATCATTTCGGTTAAATCTTGTTGCATTTCAGGCAGTTCTGAATACTCAAACTTTAAACAAGTATCTTCATAGCCTTTAAAATGTGGTAAAATATCCGTATCAAAAGCTTCTGTTAAGAGGTTTAAATCTGGTATAATATTATCTACTACAACTTGCTTACGGAATTGGTTTACATTGTCGTATTTAGCACCAGCATCATTATTTAGTAGCTTATCAGACCAACCTAACGCGTTACATATTTGCTTTTGGTCAAAGTTTAAGTAATCAAACAACTTTAATTCGTCTGTAGTCATACCTATTCTAGTGAAACCAATTTCAGCCGATACGCCCATTATTTGGCTTAACTTATCTTTATCGTTAAAAGAATCTTTAATACGCTCCTTAATTCCTTTCGCTTGGTCAGATGTTAACGGTGTTTGCCCTTTAGAATGTATAAAACCAAAAGCGCCACCGTTATTCATTGTTTTAATGTTTAGGTCTAAAGCGGTGTTAGAGCTTTCAATGTTCTTTAAGATTGCTCTTAATGGGCTTAAACCGTATAAGTGTGAGCCGTCAGTATCATAGTTTGGATTAGCATACTTTATATGCGTTACTTCATCTTCTGTGAATGTTACATCCGTTTCTCCGCTAATTAGTTTATAACCGCTAATAGGGCTTTCTAAACTCATTAAATCAGCGTTTTGTTTTAGTACAATATTCATTAAATGAGAAGGTAGCAAGTAAACACCTAGTATTTTACCAGCGTTTGCGCCCTCTGTTACACTTAATTTGTAGATATAAACGTTACCAGTTAATCTAATTAATGTTTTGTATAACTCTAACCATTCGCTCCACGTTTGCAAAGGGTTTGGCTTAACGATTGGCATATCTAACTCTTCGTCTGAATATGCTTTAGTTTCTATTAATAATTGCTTTGCTTGTTGTTGTGGTGTTAGGTCGTAACCTGTAGCCTTAACAAGTCTGTCCGCCTTTCTCTTTTGCTCTTTAGATTCTATCTTTTTAATAGTGTAAGGCACAGAAGAAGTCTTTGTAGCCATTTGTGCAATAACACTATAAACAATAGGGTTTATATTATACCCTTTCTCTATGTAAGATACCGCATTAGTATCGTAGGCACTACCATTACCACCCATCCATTTAAAGAATGATTGATTATACTTGTTTGTCGTGTTACCTCGCTTAAATATATCTGAAAATAATCCCATCTAATAGTTATAATTTATACTGTAAACAAAAATAATCATTAAAATCTATAATGTTAATTTAAAAAAAGAATACTTTGTTGTTAACGCCTATGTCCATCATTTCGTGATACCTTATTGCATCTATTGCGTGGTTGTATTTATCAATGGGTTTATTCTGTGTGTCTCCTCTCCTATCCTTCTGCCAAATGTATTTTTGAAACTCATTTAAAACATTCTTAGACTTAGATGTTATTAAATACTCTTGTGTTTGCATCGTTTGAATACCAAAAATAATAGAATCCGCACCTTTAGTAACAGGCATAATATTAACCCCAGTCCTTCTTATCTCTTCAATAGACTTAGGCTCTGCACTATCCGCATAAACAAAAGTATTCATAGGTAATACCTTAGCTATGTCGTGGTTAAGCATTCCTGTTCTGTATACTATTTCATTTAAAACCCTCTTACCTTCGTATTGATATACTTCAACTGCAGCCGTTGGGTCATTTGTATAACCGAAATCCAAACCAATACCTACCAATCTTGCACCGTCAGGAACGCTACTAATAATACTCCAATTATCAAACACTACACCGTCTAAATTACCAACTAACCCCAAGCCATAAACACGCCATTTGTTAGACCAATATTTATTCTTAACGTTACCATCAGAGAATAAACTTTCAGTAGGTAAAAGAGTATCGAAAAAGCCTTTTTGCTTGTAGTCTAAAATACTTTTAACTTCGCTACTTGCTAAGTATTCATTATCTTCAAATGTTAATGTTATAAAGTTGTTTTCGTTTATGTAGTCGTCACCCCAAAAAAGAGCATCGGGGTTGTAATCTATTAATGTTAGACCAGCCCTAGATATAAACTGAACCGCAGTATCTACATCCATTTTATCCGCTTCATTGATATAGAGAATATCACGTCTAAAACCCTTACCTACATCGTTTACATCTGCACCTAAGAAATCTAAATAAGAACCGTTAAAGTATTCGTGTTTGCTTTCTGACTTATTAAAATCGTATTCGTTATCTAATACACCCCAGTCTTTACATATCTTTTTGTAATCTCTTATAACCGTTCTCTTCATTTTAGAGAGTTCAGAAGAAAGAATAGTAGCTTCTTGGGTTTTTGAGCATAAAGATTGTATTAAAAGTTGTATTATACTAACCGTTTTAGAAGCACCTTGACCGCCACGAATAACAAATACGTTCTCGTCAGGGTTCGATTTTATAAGGTCTAAAATCTTAAAGTAAGCTCTCGTATATAGATATTTATTTTCTTTCACTAATATCAGGAATATCTGGAATATTCAAACCACCACTTAACTCCGTAGACGTCTTATCTACTAAACTATTTAAACGTTGTGTAATACTAGGGTTATAGAAACCTAAAAGACCGCCTGTTATTTGGTTTTCTCTTATTTCTTTTCTTACACGCGAACAGATAGGAATGAAGACATCATAATAACCGTCTTGATTTTTAAAATATTGCTCTACAACTCCGTATCTATCATAACAAAAACGCTCGAATCCTTCCATTGTTAAGGGTACTTTTTGCCCATCAGCTTTTCTCTCACCATCTTTACCTACATACTGAATTTTTAACCATTCTTTAGACTGTTCCTTTATATCTTCTTTATATTCGTTAAAGGCTTTTTCTATCTCTTCAGGCTTGTGGAAAATTCTTGTAGGGTGTGCCATTATCTATCTCTTAAACTGTTATTAAAAAGTATTAAATCTCTATTACTTAACTTTGCTAACTCCTTACCTTGCTCTTTATACCATTTTAGAGCCAAAGCCTTACAACTATACTCTATAGAATAATCGTGGTGAACTCCGTTTCTCTTTATTCGATATATGAACATAAGGGGTGTTTTACGATATAAAGGTAATCTATTTGTATTGTAAAGTACTGTTTTGTTTGTAAATAAATGAAAACTTCTTAGTATACATCGGTAACACCCACCATTCTACACCCTAATTAAGTAGCTTGGTTTCTTATTGCGCCCTTTGTGATACTAAGAAGTTATGTTTATTTAACTAGGCATTATAATTAAATTATTTTGCAGATTGCTAAGCCCTAAAATATTGTATGAGTTTAAAACGTTGTTTATTAATTGCTTCGCCTTGTACTTTTCTACTTCTTTTGTATCGCTTAAACGCATTTTTAGATTATGCACTTTTAACTCTAGTCTTTTTAACTCGTGGTTTATTAGTAAGTCATCCGTTATTAAATAGTCGTCTATAACTAATTTATCTACGTTCTCTTTAAAAACAGAATCATATTTGTAATGCCCATCGTAGCTATTTAGATAGTGTATTATTGTAGCGTGGTCTTTGTTTATCAATTCGCCAATCTGTCTGTATTTCATCTTTAAATGATATCTACACACTTGTGCGAATACTAACCGAGCATCTACAAATTCTCTTTTTCTGCTTTTGTTTGTTGTTTCGTTAAAGTCTACTCCAAACGCTTTGCTAATATCCTTTTTTAAAACCTCTATAATTTCTTTTCTGCTAATCATATCTTAAATAATTTTTTTTCTTGAATGTTAATTATGTAGTTTACTTTTTCTTGTACCGTTTGAAAGAACGAAGTGCGTTTTATATTGCTTTTTGCGTACACGTCTTCGAATAGCTCTATAAGCGTTTCTTGCGATAGTTCTAAGCGTTCTCTTAGCGTTACTGTCATAGGCAAAGGCTTCTCTGTTACCGTGTCTATTTCTTGTATTAAAAGGTCTATTAATATAAAGCACCTTTGTAATTGTTGTTGGTGTTCGCTCATTTTATATTTTTGATATTTTTATTTCAACTTTTAAACCTAACTCTTTGCAGATTTCTTCTAGTTTGCTAAATTTTATTTGGTTCTTTTCTTTGATCCAATCGTGTACCGTGTTTTTATTTGTGTCTGTAAGGTGTCCGAACTCTGTCTGTGTGGTTCTGTAACTCAAAAACAATTCTGTGAATAGTTTATTTATTGTGAATCTCATTCTTTTATAAGTTCTATTGCTCTGTTAATACTTTGCACGGCTTCCTTGTAATCTTGTGATTCGTCTTTATATCCTCTTTCGCCACCTTTTAATAATTTCTTTATTGCGTGTTGAATTGCTGGGTTTATAACATCAAACGCCCATAGAACATCGTACACGTCAATCTCTACACCTTTGCACTTCACCTTGTATTTGTTTTCTTCTTTTGGGAATGCAACATCGCTAACAACGTCTAAGCCTATTTTAGAATAGTATTTCTGTAGGTCTTTTTGGTATTGGCTTGGCTCTTCGTATACCAAACCATCGTTTCCATTTTGTCCTAT